GTGTGCATCCGCAACCCCATCGCAATCCCACTTGCTACTTGTGATTGATAGGTCGTTTGTGGAATAAATGTTCCATTATAGTAACCTCCAATTTGAGAAATAGCAAAGCTATCTTCAGGGGTTACTTTTTTAAGAGTGTTACCTTGATACCTAAAACTATCAACCCCATAATATCTAGCAGCGTTCACACTTATTGGCACTAAAAAAAGCCCTGCGCAAGCAAGGCCAGCAATTATGATTTTAATCTTATTTTTCATGCGTTGCACCGTCCTTTGGAACCGATACAACGCCAAGAATCGTTAGAATAGTCAGGACTGTATTGATACAGTCCTGTGCTGATGCAATTTTTCCCGTCAAATCCAGTCCCATAATCTGAGCCAGTTGCTGTACTAACAACAGAATCGCAGAAACGAGCGCAACCAACACCGTCTTGTTAAGCGTACCATTTGCGTTGTACAATGCCTTTCTGATTTTATCTCCCATGATTAGTATCCTCCTTAAGATTCTTAATTTCCAAATCGTGCTCCTGCAGCTGCAGTTCATGATGTCTGAGATCCTCATTGATTTTTTCGATTTCCGATTCCTGCCTGTGGAAATTCCCATTCAATCTCTTCAGATTAACATTAAGCTCATCAAGTGACGACCTAAGCGGGGCCAGAACATTGGCAATCCCACTCTTGAACAGTTTGGACCCAAGTGTGATTAACCCGCCGATGAGCGTCACCAAACTGAGAATTTCCCCCCAACTTAACCCCCATAATCCATGTACCAAAATCATCATCTCCGTATTAAATCCGTCCCGCCCTCCCGTCATACTTCAGACAGTCGTTGTCTGAGCGTCCTCAGGGAACATCTTGTCATAGTCAGACTTGGCGAACAGTCCAACTCGCACAAAGAGCTGCACATTCTCCTTGGTAAAGAGCCCCATCTGGTAAAATTCACTTACGATATCATAACTATACATTCTTCGTTTCCTCCTTCGAATCTGCATTCTGAACCATCAGCGTCGCAACCGTCTTCTGTAGCATGGCAACCTGGTTTGTCAAGTTGGCCATGGCAACCATCTGCTGAGCCTGTGCCTGCTGGTCAGCGGTAGGCGTCACAACTACTGTATCAGCCGGATGAGCCGCATCATATTCCTCTTTAGTAGCTCCAGACCACGTCTTTGTATCTGCGTGCCACGTGACAGGCTCGTACAGACCCGCACCGTTTGAATCAACAGGTGCTACAGTAGTTGCGTTCTGTGGCACTGTACCGCCATCATCGATGAGGTCGGTGTGAGTATAGATGTTGTTTTCATCAAAATAGTAAATTAACATGCGCTGTAACCTCCTTAGTTATGGATTAAATACGCCATCTCAATAGCCGTTCCGGTACCAGCTGCAATCGCTTGGCGAGGATAGGTGCATAATGCCGTTAAATTTTCACTTAGCGAAATGTCTTGTGTTGGATTAACTCGGTAACGAGTTGATAATCCTGTGGCTTTTGTGTATCCGTTTAGAATCGACGATGGAATTGCTACCGCTTCTACAAATTTCCACGCATCCAATTTAGGATATTTAAGCCAGCTTGTATAAAAAACAAGCAGTGAAAAGTTAACAAAGTCCGCCCGTTCAATATAGGTCTTATCAGATAGAGAAAATCCATTTTTAGCCGTTACAGCATTATTCCATCTGGTAATTTTAAGCGCGCTAGGTTGTACCAGCGATGGCACATTAAGCAGCGCATCCCATCTCGTGCGCGGGAAAAACTGCGTGTTAGATCCATCTGATAGTTGTGCGATATACGTCATAGTTTACACATCCTTTATCTTAGTAATTTTGACTATTTGCAGAGTGTCCAACTTGGTTTTGTCGGTGTATGACATCAGACCGTTGGTTTTCTGCGTAGCGTTTGCCGTTGTCGTTGCGTTTCGTCCGGCTGGGCCTTGGGGGCCGCGCGGACCGGTAGCTCCAGTTGCTCCGGTTGCACCGGTTGCTCCCGTAGCCCCTTTTGGGCCTTGAATGCCTTGTGGTCCGGTGGCCCCAGTTGCGCCTCTCGGACCTTGAACTCCTTGAACTCCTTGAGGGCCCTGCATTCCACGGCTGGGCTTGTTGGTGTCAGTGCCGTTGATGAACCAGTTGCCGTTGCTTCCGATTGTAGGTGTCGGACCGGCCGGACCTGTGGCACCAGTCGGTCCCTGTGATCCAGTTGCGCCCCGAGGACCCTGCACGCCCTGTACGCCCCGAGGACCTTGTGAACCGCGGCTTGGGCTCTTGGTGTCAGTGCCGTTGATGAACCAATTTCCATTTGATCCGATCGTCGGTGTCGGACCGGCTGGACCCTGTATACCCTGTGGTCCCCTCGGACCAGTAGCTCCTGTAGCTCCCGTATCGCCTTTGACACCTTGAGGACCTTGTGAACCGGTATCTCCCTTAGGCCCTTTGATGTTGCCGATTAACGTCTTTGTCATTTACTCACCTCATTCATTTGTAACATAGTACAGATTACCGTCCGAATCGAGCGAGAATTCAGGAGCATCACTTCCGCTCGAAACTGCCCACAAATCCCCGTTGGCATCAACGGTCAGCGTAAAGAACCCGTTTGCCGGCACAGTGACACCGGAATCTCCTCGTTCCCCCTTGGGACCTTGGAGCCCTTGTATACCTTGAGGCCCACGTACACCGGCAGTCCCTGTTGCTCCTGTGTCGCCCTTAACGCCTTGTGGCCCTTGTGAACCGGTATCCCCCTTATCTCCTTTAGGACCAGTAGCACCTTCGAGTCCCTGCACGCCCTGAATACCCTGCGGTCCGGTGGCTCCCGGCAATCCCTGAGGGCCTTGTGCGCCGGTACCACCAGTCAGACCAATCGGCCCTGTTGCGCCCGTATCGCCTTTATCACCTTTATCACCTTTGATACCTTGAGGACCTGTCGCACCGGTCAAGCCAATCGGCCCCGTTGCGCCCGTATCGCCCTTGTCTCCCTTATCGCCCTTGTCACCTTTCAAAGAACGAATCCAATCAGTTGCCGTGCCCTTAAACCCCTGGATAACAGCGATGTCATATGCGCTTAACCCGTTCGTACCGTCTCTGCCGTCCTTGCCGTTGACCGCTCCTGGTATCACATATTTTTTTAAATATTCGTGCAAATCCAGTACGGCATCAGCGTGTGTTTGCGGGAAGAACTGTTGCTCATCGCCATTTTCTTCAAGTTCCATCATTTTTTTGATTTTAGCCACGATTTACACATCCTTTACCTTGTCAATTTTTAGCCGTGTAGATGACGTCACCGTCAAATCACCGTCAGGACTGGTCCCTCCTGTAATCTGCACCATGGGCGAGGACCTGACATTATCGCTATCAGTGGCGATGTCTTTGACGCACAAGATATACAGTTGCGGATCTACCTGTCCTGCTTGGTAAAACGTATTTAAATTGAGCTGCATTGCATCCAGTCTCGATTTAAGCGTCTCATAGACTGCACCGGATACATCAATACGCGCATTAACGACTTCGGCATTGTCGGCTTTGGAATTCAGAATACTGTTGAATTCCTGTGAGAGCTTGTTGGCCAAATTGCGCAACGCTTGCTCCTCGTTGTTTGCATGATTTTTGTAATCAAGAACCGTCTGCCTGTCATCATACACGTCAGCAGACGTCTGTTCTGCAAGCCTGGCCAACGATTCTCTCACGTCAACACCATACATTTTCTGGCGCAACCACTTAGCCAACGTTTTATTTGCCTCAGACACCTTGGATTGGTCAACAGGACTATCAGTCGGCATGATATGCGTCGGATCCCTGTAATCTACTGTCATTAAATCACTCCCTAGACAAAAATCTGATTGTAACTGTAGCTGCAGTCCAGACTCGCTCCATTGTATTTGTCAGTGTACTGCCATGCGTCAGCTATTGCCGGCTTGGACGATGCACCCCAGCTGGCGACCCACTTGTATTTGGCATGACTGTCGAATCTACTGCTGAACCATGAAGCACTGGAATAGTCGCAGGTATTGACATACCCTGCATCACTAAGGACCTTGTTAAATGCATCCACCTCCGCAGTCAGCGTTGCCTTGTCCTTGGCAAGAGAACTGTCCTCAACGTCGCACGATACAACAGCAGTTGTCGGTATACCTTTGGCCTTGAGCTTGCCTAAGAACCATCGTGCTTCCGCCTGCGCGTCGGCAACAGACACTGCCAGCAGATAGTGGTACGCTCCCACGAACTTCATACCGGCGGCTATGCCACGGCTCTTCTGTTCGTCAAACAATGGATTGAGATACGCACTGCTCGCTTCCGAGCCTTCGGTGAGCTTGATCATCAAGCCCTTAACTCCGCTCTGGTGCAAGCTGTCATACCATGACTGAGCCTGACTGCCATTGTTCGATGACAAATCAATAAATTTGCTACCAGACGTCCAAGCCGGGGTATTGCCACCGCTGTTTTCAAGCTGTTTAACTCGTTCAGACAGTTTGGCATAATCGCTTGACAGCTTGCTGTAATTGTCGGACAATTGTTGATTCTGCTTGGACAAATCAGCAATTTCCTTGTTGCTCTTTGATTGACGCATTATCAATCTGTTGATCAGCGCCTTCTGTGCGTCGGTTTCTGACCGTTTCTGCGATCGATACGTATCCAAATCAATCGGATTATCGCTCAGCGTTAACGTTGAGTTTGCCACGTCCAACAAATCAAGCGACATGGTCACGATGCGTTCCGTCGCATACAGACCCTCCAGCTGATTGACAATGCGGACATAGGTCCCGCATTCAATCATCCCGATAGTTTCTTCCAGGAAAGACAAATCGATATAACCGGCTTGAAGCTGATATTTAATCGCCTTTTGAGCATTAAGAAAAGCCCTGCCTTTTGCAAGCAGAGCCTGTGGCGTTGTTACGTCTTCCCATGTTTCAGTTTTGACATGGATTCCGAATTGACTGATCAGCTGATCGTCACGCAGATAATCGTTGCCTCCATTAACACTGGCAATTGTTAAGTGCGGGCTTGAAACGTCGGTGCTGCCATCACTGTTCTGACGTTCCTGAGTTGCGCCAAGTGGCTTGAGCACCGTTACGATTTCTGTCGGATCAACGTTCCGTGAGCTCGAGACCATGTTGTGCGAAAGCTCGATTCTCTGCGGGCATTCCGACGATATCTCAGGTTCATAGTCCAGGAACAGTTTCCCGCCTTCATTTCGGAGTCTCATTTCTCCACCCAAGCGACTGATGAGCTTGTCTTGTATGTTATCATACGTATCTTTGGTATCATCAGCATATCGATACACGTTATCCGTTGAATTTGTCACCGTGACCGTCCCGAGCGTTATCTGCTTGTAGGACTCGACCTGCTTATTGTGCTCGGTTATGAGAGACTGCAGAAAGTCCTTTGGCGTCGTGTTATGGAACTCCCTCCACGGTTGTACGCTGTCGTGCAGGAACCCTTCCAAGCCCTCACACGTAGCTTGCTTTTCAACCGTACCCGAACTATCCATGCTATCCGTATACGTTAAAACTCGCCCTTCGAAAAGAGTCGCATTCTTGTCCGGACGAGTTATTTTTACAAAACACTTGTAAGGATCGATTTCAGTATACAAAGCATGTGTCGGGTCAATCGTGAAGGTGAACGTGTCATAAGATGAAGTGCTTTTAGACAAAACAGCCGAAACGAGCCGATAATGCGGGAAGATATCCGAGTTAAGCACCTTCTCCGCCCCGTTCCAACCTTCACGAATCGTAATTCTAAACCCTTTTGTCATGGCACTTCCTCCGTCCATTTAAACTTAACCTTACCAGTGCCTTCGATGTTAACGACATTTTCGCCGGGCATCAGCTCCAGGTAAGGATTGACATTGTCCCCGGCTTTAAGCGCGAAGACGTGGTCATTGACTGACGCAGACATGGCCGTGGAGCAGGTCACAGTCAACCGAACCCGGTTATGACCTGTATTTATCAACAGAATGCTCTCATGACCGTTAACCGTTACTTCCAAATTAGAGGCTGCATCAAGATTAAAGTAGAACGTGTCCCAGACGTCATCGTAGCAGCGCTTCAGGCGATATGCGTAGCACTGAAAAACAATCGTAACTTTGCAAAAGTCCCATTCTTCTTCGATTGTCGGTGCCGTTTGCACTTCTGCGAGAAACGCATAACCCGGCATCGCATCGTCCTTGAGCAGAATCTTGCCGGTAGGTTTCATCAGCCAGTTCATCAGCTCGGTTAGCTTTAGATTTAAGGTAGACAAATCAGAACGTCCATAAGGTAGTTTGCATGGAAAAGTTACCGTCCTCTCATCATACGTATTGAGTCCATAGAGATTGCTTAGGTCAATGTAGCCTGTTCGATATGGTAGCTGCAACTGTGATTTTCGCTTGGCAGGTAGAGTAACTGATTTAGTATCCAATACACGCAACTCAAACTCGCTTGAATGCCGACCATTGAATTCAAATCCGTATGGCCTAGATTCTTGAGTCAATCGACATCCCCCTTTCCATCATCGTATTCCTTCTGTTACGTTCAACGGCGCCATATCGTTCATAGCTTTTTGAAAAGCTTGAACCATCAATGAAAACTTTTTTCTGCATAATATCATCAAGTTTTGAACCTATGCTCTTAAGTTGAGATGTATAGTCAATGTTATCATTATCCGTCAACGTTAATGCCTGTGATTGTTGCCCTGTTACTGAGGGTACCGCTATACCATAACCATTAACAGAACTGAATCTAGTCTGATCAACCATTTTAGCCAACCTCGCAGACGGGCTGTTAGGAGCGACAGAAGCTCGTTGGGCTATCGCATTCAGTAGTAGATTATCTGCATTGTCACGCCTCGAATTGATCACAAACTCGTCTCCATCTTCTGCGATCCAAGCTAATTGCTTGTTATAGACATGACCACCGTTAGCGTAACCATGACCGTGTCCGATGACAGCAAGCATATCTGATCCATAACGAGCTTTAGCATAGTGGATCGCCGCTAACATGTTATCGTAACCGTTAAAAATATTGCCATGACCAGGAAACTTATAAGCATTGAAAGTTGCTGAAATAGTTTGTAATAACCCTTTAGCCAAGTCACCAGTCAACGTATTAATATCGACATATCCACCTTGTACCGCTTTAGGGTTCCCCCGGATTCACTTTGAATTTGACGCAACCAAGCCTGTACGTAAGCAGCTGATGTTGGTAAACCGTTAGCGGCTAACGCCTTTTTAACATAAGGTTCCCAACGTTGGGTGCCTTCTCCCGGCGGATTAGAGCCACCAGACTCATCAAACTTCTTTTTGAATCCTTCGAGTGTCTTTCTGAACCAGTCAACAGCTTGTTTAGGTACATATTCGCCAGCACCTTCACCGATGTCATGCCAGACAGCTTCGGCGTTATTCTTGCTCTTTTTGAAAATCCTCATCAAGATACTTGATGGATCTTTTAGAGCATCTTCTAGTTGATCTATCTTATCAGCTAACCAATCACCGATATCACCTGTAACGTCGCCGACAAAATTTGCCGCTTTGTCTAACCAATCACCGAATCCGTTTTTATATTGCGGTAGTCCTAGCAACATAGCTGTTTGTTTAGCTGGCATGACTGCGTCGCCGGCTTCAAGATGAGTAAGAACGTTGCGTTCTTGCGGTAATTCAACCGAACCATTACGCCTGAAAATAGCTTCTCGATATGTTGGACTTTCCTCATCATTGACTAATGCTAGTGTTGATTTTGAAATACGTCCGCCATTTTTCAAACGTGGAATAAGGTCAATGGTCTGTTTTTTACCACCGAAGGAATGAACAACTCTATTAATACCTTTGATACCACCATTAACAAAGTCAATAATGCCATTAAACCCAGCTTTAGCAGCGTCTTTCATGCCGTCCCAAATCCCACTAAAGAATTTTGCAACCCCGTTCCAAATTCCTCTCCAAGCACTATCAATACTCTTAGCAACTCCGATAATAATATCTTTTAAACCGTTGATTGCTCCCGATCCAGTAGACTTGATACCATTCCAAATATCGCTAAATAGGTTTTTAATGCCTTTCCAAACACCGGACCAGTTGCCTTTGATTGCATTAGTTACAATCTTGATAACGTCTGCTATCACATCTAAGGCGTTTTTTACGATTGACTTCATTATCTCCCAAACTCCATGCAAGACGCCCTTGATCAAATTCCACGCGCCTTTCCAAAGGCCACTGATGATACTCATCGTTCCAGAGATAACGCCTTTGATAACTCCCATTCCTAATTTAACGATCGGTTCCATGATTTTCCAAATCGCTTGAACGACCGTTTTGATTGTATTCCAAGCTCTATTCCAAGCCTTTTGAATGATAGCCATTTCTAGCTCAATCACCGCACGAATAACTTTCATTCCGGACTTAACAATCGGTTCAATCTCTTTCCAGACTTTCTTAACGATCTTTGTAACTTTGCTGAATAGATCCGAAATGTGTTTCCAAGCATCTTTAGCAAATGACACAACTACTTTAGCAATTTTGTTTACTCCATCATGGAATGTTTTAGAATGCTTGTACGCTTGATAAAATGCCACTCCGACCGCAACTATAGCGGTAGCGATCAACACATACGGATTAACGGCCATCACTAAATTAAAAGCTTTTTGAACACCGGAAGCGATTTTTGTCACATTGGATAATGTCTTTATTGCCGAACTAACGCCCGCCACTGCTTTTTGAGCTGTTTTGAAAGTGATCAGAGCTGTAACAATAGTACCGATTGCGACCCCTACAGCTCTTAAAGCTTTTTCGTGTTTAGTCACTGATGAGGTACTTTTGCCTAGCTTGCTCATGCCGGGAACCAGTTTGTTAACTTTTTCCATTACCCAGTCAAAAGCTTTTATGCTACCAGATATGGCGTCTTTCACTGTATCAAAAGCTGCTTTACCGACAACACCAACTATTTTAAATACATTAGAGAACACCGCGCCAACGTTATCGATAACTTTCTTATTTTTCTCGATCGTCTTTGTGACCTTCCCAAATGCCTCCTGAACTGCGCCACTAAAACCGTTAATAGGCCCGGTGATACGATCCTTACCAAAAGCGTCTATGACATTCTTCATGCCGTCAATGACTGCCGCTTTTAAGTTACCAATCGCACCTTGAAAAGTCTTAGTTGACTCAGCAGCCTTTTTAGCTCCGTCTGTCTGTCCAAGCTTCATCAAAGCGTCGCTAAACTCCTCCGCCGTGATTTGGCCGTTAGCCATAGCATCACGAAAATTGCCAGTATATGCGCCGGCGTCTTTCATTGCTTTTTGTAGTACACCGGAAGCACCTGGAATAGCGTCGGCAAGTTGATTCCAGTTTTCAGTAGTCAGTTTGCCAGCACCAGCAGTTTGAGTAAGCATCATTGCAACCGATTTGAATGTTTCAGCGTTACCACCAGCTTGGGCGTTCAAATTCCCGGCGGCTTCTGTTAGCCCCATGTAGTTCTTAACACCGTTAGCGGCTAACTGAGCGGTCGTATTAGAAATGTCGTCAAGGTCATAGACCGTCTTGTTAGCATAGTCCATGACTTGATCAGAGGCCTTTTTGATCTCAGCTTCACCAAAGCCACCAAGTTTCATTGTTAATCTAAATTTGTCCATCGCATCTGAAGCATTCGCCCCTTCAACGGCAACATTTTTTAGACCATCAACAAGAATAGACACACCGCTTAGCGCAGCACCACCAAGAAATGATCCAGCTACAATAGTTTTTAAGCGCGTAAAGCCATTTTTAGTATTTTCGGATTCTTTCTTAATAGTCCTTAACTTATCGCTTGCGTTGTCGTTTAATTGAACTTCAGTCAAGACCTTTTTAGGTAGCTTGTTTAGCAACGTTTCATAATCGATCACTTCGCCCTTTTGCGCTTGAGCCAAGATCTCCGTTCGAGTTTTTTTAGGGACCCGTTTCAAAAGGTTCGTAAAATCGTCTATGCCTGCCTTTTTAGCGTCAGCATCTAACTTTACCTTTTGATCTTTAGGAATCTTACGAAGGCTAGTGATGATCTTTTGTGTACCTTTCTGCGCTTCGCTATCATCAACTTTAGGTGTGATCGTGGCTGTTGGCTTTTTGAGTTCTGCATCGACATCTTTTTTGACATTTTTTGCCTCGCTTACAACTTTATCAGCTGACTTTTTGAATTCGTCATCCATCTTGTCGCCAGTATTTTCACCGATTGCTGACAAAATTTTATTGATCTGATCTCTATCTGATTCTAATTGTTGCATTTTGACATCAAAATCAATAACAACACTTGCATCTGCTGCCATTCACTAGCCCCCTTTCTTTACTTGACCTTGCATAGCTTTGAACATTGCAGATAACGCTGATGTCTGTGCTACGTGCTCTTGCTTGACTTCTTCTTTTTGCGGCTCGTCTAGCGCATAGTAACTTTTAGCTTCTGTCAACTGCTGACGCATCTTACTATCATTAACTTCGCTTAGATCACGCTGTCTAATGGAAATGATACGTTGCATGTACGAATTTTCACTTAATCCATCAAATAAAGCTTTGAACTCTCGCCAGTGCATTTTCCCACGTTGTTTGAGTAGGTTGATTTTATACTCACGCATGAAACTAGCAAAAATAGCTTCTGCGTCTTGAACGTAATCAAAATACTTAATTGGCGCTAGTCCAAACGGGTTACTATTTGGCATATTATTGCCATAAGGATCTGCCGTTATTTCTTCATTCACAGCTTTAAATATTAGCTCATAAAACTCTGGATCGTTAGGTAGATCTTGCTCATCCAAAAAGAGAGTGATAGCATACTCCACCTTTTCCTCTTTTGACAGATCTTCATCTGACGAAAGCTGTAGATATTGAAGAACTGTATCGAAAGCTAAGTCTAGGTGGTAGCTCTTACCATTGAAGATCACTTCATTTAACGGATCTTGCGTTAAACTTAGCATGCCACATCACCTCTAGTGGTTTTTCTTATATTTAGCTCGACGCTCAGCTCGGTTTTTAGCTTTAGTTTCACACACAGCATCATTTGCAGCTTTATTCAATAAGGCAACTAAAGCGATCAAAGCTTGAGTAGACTCATTGTAGTGCTTGTACAAACGTTCACCCTCGCCTTCACCTAACAACTGATCTAAGGCGTCAATGACGACTACTTTGCCCTTATCGAAAGCTGTCATCAACTGTTCTTTTTGTTCAGCGTATTCTTTCTTGGCAAATTGCTCTAATTTAGCATCGCCATCAAAGTCTTTTGTTGCTTCTGCCACCTTGAGTTGCATATCGGCAACAAGCTTGGCAAATTTATCGTTAAAGATAAGCTCGTATTCTTTACCACCGATTTGGACTGTCTTTTTGTTATCGACTGTTAATTGTTGATCTAAATTAAGTACTGACATAATTAAATTCCCCTTTCTTTTTTCGTCTCACATTTCTCGTCTCTGTTTCTATGTTTTTTAGCCTTGGTTCTTTGGTGTAACTGTCGCTGTGTATGTGCCATCTTCTGTGGGTTGATCGCTCATTGTCAGCTTGCCATCAATTGCAACCGGTGCACCGTTGAACACGATCGTCACTTGGAACGTTTGGCTAGCATTAGCATTACCCCCCGTTGGAACAATGTTTGACAATGTGACCTCTGCCAAGATAGCTTCACCATTATCAATCCAAAGTGCACGAGTATGCAGAGCATTACCGATCGCAAATTGTTTAGTTGCAACATAATCTTGCGCAGCATCACCAATGTGACGTTTACCAGTAACCGCTAATTGATAACGTTTAGAAGTAATTTCAGTAGACCCAAAACCGTTACCTGCATAGTCATCATCGGATTGCGAAGTTTCATTGGCACTTGGAGTGATCTGCGTAATATCTAACGCTAACCACGCCCATTTGCCGGTAGTGACATCATTTAGATCTGTTGAATCTGTCGTATCAAGATATAATTTATTAACAACGTTGAGCGCTGCCCCCTTAGTTGTTAATTCTGTACCCACAATGGGCTTTGTATTTTTTGCCATCTATACGGCCTCCTATCGTTTTGTGTATACAAAAACGGCGATGTCTAACTCATACATCACCGTCCCTGCTGTATCTTCTAGTAATTCACTCGGAGCACTAGAAACTTCTAAATTATTAAATCTGAAGCTACCATTTCCACTTAATAGCTCATACAAGCCATTCAAATAGTTGCTGATAGCAAAGAGCTTTTCCTTAGCCTCTCGTGCGCTTTTAGTTTTGATCGTAATCGCATAATTGTACTGCCAAAGCTGATTGCCTGAATAGTCAGCCTCAACAACGTGGGATCCTTGCACAGGTACTAAGCCAATATCGCTATCAGGCGATAAATAAGCTACTTTAAGTTTTAGCCCTGTACCTTTCATGATCGACTTTGCTAACGACTCTTGAAGATCAAGATCCATTCCACTGAGCCCCCTTCACAAAAGCTTCTTTGACTAAGACCATGTCATGCTTATTGCCTTTCAAACGTAGATCCCAACGTCTTGAAGTCCCCGGAGTCGTGTAATTATGTACACGATGCCCCGGAGCACGACCAACAAAACCGTAGAACTGGGCTCTGGCGTACACAGCATTATAGTTTATGCTAGTCCCGTCACTGTTTACAAATGACATGCTCCGCAAATTTGTTGAAGCATCGGTATGAAGCATAGGTACGTATTTTTCCATAGCTTGATGTGCATCATTAGCCGCCGCTTTACGACCACGAACTAAGCTGGAATGACTGAACTTTCTATCTAAGCCGTCACTACTAACATTGACTTTAACGCTCACTTAATTCACCCCTAAACAACTTGTAGTTTGTATTGATAAAGCTCGTCACTGAATGGATCTCTTGACTCGCTGATGTTTGTCAACGTGTATTCAATACCGTTGTACTCGACCTTTGAGCCAAGATGATCCTTTGTCAGTTCAATAAATGGTGTCGTGATCCCAGAATATAGCATAACAGTTGCATTTGATACGATCTGACGATTGTTGTTGGATCCCTCGTAGACAGTACGAGCGTGGACCACACAATTATCTAACTTAATCTCGTCAAAATCAGTAGACTCACCGTAAATATCGTCAGGATCTTCAACTTTAAGCTTCAGGATAATGTTTTGATTGCACATATTTTTTGGTGGCTTTAACATATGTCCACACCCCCAAAAAGCAAGCCTGTTTGAAGAAGGTAATCTAAAGCAATATTATAGATCCCGCCAGTGCTACTATCTTTGAATGTTCCGTCAGTTGTAACAGTAGTTCCATCAATAGACACACTCTTAACAGCTTTTTGTGTCATTTCATACTCTGTCGAAGCACCGACGTCATTTGTGTAATCAATCTGTGCAACTAAAGCCATTTTAAACATCTTTACCCGCCACTCATCTTGATCAGTGCTGATGTCATTTCTAACATAAAACATCTGTGTCGCAGTGTTCAAAAGTTGAACTGCATCATGCTCCAACTTGGTGTATATAACTTCATCAGTCAGCCTACCACCAAGCTCTTGATATTCTGAAAAGCTTAGCATTCAGCTCACGACCTTTCCTAATGTCCTGTACCAGGAACTGCAGCTCCTGGGCCAGCAGTTGTAACTTCTGCGCCTGGAACTAATGCAGGATCTAACTCAGCTTTGTATGCAACAACGCCGATCGTACGTGGATCAATGCCATCAACAACTTCCCAGGTACTAGACTTGCCAAATTCTTCCATCGTCGGGAATGTGCTCTTAGTTGGTGCAAATGATGGTTTAACTGACGTGCCAGCAACGTGAATCGTTCCTACACGTTTTTGAACAATCGTATCTGTCCCACCATTTTCGATCGGATCATACTTAGTTTCAGTACTTGCCAAAACGCTAGAATAACGAACTGCTCCTGGAGCAAAGATATAAGACGTTGTTGTTGGCTTTTGCTTGTTAGTCAGATCAACTGGGATATCGTCATCAAGTACGATCCGCAAACCATTATATGCTTCAAAAGGCATAGCGCCATTTTGAGGTTGAATAGTTTCGATAAGCCCTTGCAGCTTCATCATTGAGTAGGTAGCAGAGTTAACGGCAATTGCTCCAAATGAAGTATCTTGAAGATCGCCCATCAAACCAATGGCTGCAATAAAACCTTTGGCACTGAAAGCTGCGTCTGTTGGCGTCTTAGAAGTTGCATCATAGAATTTGCTGTTTTTAACCTTCGTTACGCCCATAACACCATCCAAAACCGCTAATAGCATTTTCTCATCAGCGCGAGTCCAGAAACTTGCAAAACGATTACCGATAGTTGTTTGGATAGGGGCCCCGGAGATCATTTGAGATAATGAAGTGTAACCAAAGGCTTTACTTTGATAAAATTTCAAACCTAGTTGTTTACCTGATGTAAGTTGATCTACAGGGATGTCGTCAGTGTCGGTCCAGTTGTCTGGATCACCAGATAGATCGTTGATAAAAGGTACTGTGATCTTTGTACCTGCTTCCAACAAATGTGGTCCAAGATCCGGATCTGGTGTCAAAATACCACTTTGCACAAAGCGGTTGGTTTTAAGTGCTGTATTTAATACATAGTTCCCAAAAACTTCAGGAATGATCATGTCTGATAAATGTGTTTCCATAATTTTAAATTCCGCCTTTCTATTTATTGTTATTGCCGAACAAACTTTGCCATTGCGAAGGATCTTTTCGATATAGATCAGTCTGTTCGTCTAATGACATATTCTTAGGATCCTTAGCCACGTTAGAACTAGGATTACCACCAGCAAACAGGTTGACAGGGCCCTTTTTCTCTAGTTCTATTTGCTTTGGTGTAAACAAATAGGCATCCGTCTTTTGAAGTTCTTCTAACTGTTCGGAAATTCCGAATAGCTGACCATCTTCATCAACAGATACCTTGTCTAAATCCAACAGAGCAAGAACCGCTTTGGTATTTTTAGCCCCTGCATCTTTCAAAGCATTAGTGATTGCAAAATCTTTAGCTTGCTTCGTGATCTTACTTTGATAATCTTTGGCAGTTTGCTCATTTTCTTTTCGCAACTTATCAATTTCTTGAGCTAACTCTTGATTATCACCAACAGTCTTCTCAAGTTTCTTTAGTTGTTTGTCACGATCACCGATTTGATTTTGCAAATCCGCTACCTGTTCTTCTGCTTGTGCAAGTTTTCCCTTGATCTCATTTGTCGACTTACCATGTTGAGTCAAAACGGCTTGCACTTGATCGTCGCTAAGTCCTAAATTTTGTAAAAATTCGCGTTGCATTTTGCGATACCTCCTAACGTATTTATTTTACGTGGAACGCTCCACGCTGATCTGATCGCATAAAAAATAAGCCTTTTTACGACTTGCTTAGGTCAAATATTAGAGTTTCATGTCGTTGATGTTCCGTCCAAGTTTTTCAACTAGCTTCATAGTGTCAAAAGTAGGTCTACACCAAAGTTTTACGTCTAAGGTAACATCAATAGTCGAAGCGTTAGGGCTCCCGTCATATTTGATTCCCCGAACACTGACGCCTACTTTATTTCCCTTTGCATCTTGTAACATTCTTTGTGCTTTTTCAACGCATTCTTCACAGATCAAGACATTATCATTTTCTGGACTTACACCAAGTAATTCATCTGTGATCTCAGCACCGCAAAAATCACAAACTTCAACAACTTTCTTTTTCATAGCTATACATTCCTTTCTTGTGACAAAAAAGCACCGATTCCTCGATGCTCATGCTTTATCCCAAATTTTTTCTAGTTTAACATCATCTTCACTAGGCTCACCACTATCCTTATGAGCTGCGGTGCGTGAATAAGCAACCATAACCTTAGTATCCAAATAATCACAACTCTTATCAGTAACAGCTAACCTTATCACATCTGATCGTTTATCTACGTAATTTTCAAATAATTTGTGTAATTCAGGAAATTTTCTTCGAATAAATTCATAATCTTCTGCATCAAAATATAGATACCAAGTTTCCTTGTCATCTAGCATAACTATCACTTCCTGTTTTTTCTGTTTTTCGTTTTTACCGGTTTTACTGTAACTACCTTATTAGTGATCTTACTGATTATTATCTTCCAGCCATCATATTGCTTAGGTCAAATATTAGAGTTTTTTGTAACAAAAAACACCGGTTTCCCGATGTTTAAGCTTTATCCCAAATCGTTTCTAACTTAACTGCGTTATCAGTTGGATTACCATCAGGTGTATAAGCAGCACTTTCTGTAATGGCCAACAAAACTTTATTATCAAGATAATCACAACTTTTATCAGTAACAGCCAATCTTATTTCATTTGATCGCCTATCTACATATTGTTCAAACAGATTATATAATTCAGGAAACTTTTTCTGAATAAATAAATAATCCTTAGCATCAAAATATAAGTATCCGATTTCCATATTATCCAACTTTTGACTCATTTTTTATCTTCTTTCTTTTGGATGGTTCAATAGTAATTACAAGCCCTGTAATTTTGCTAACAAAAACTTTCCAACCATCGTATGCATATCCTTCCGCTTTATCGCTATCTTCTATCTGGTTACCATTTTTCAATACCTTATTAATAGTATCAATATCCGTTCCGATTCTTCTAAGAGGATTTCCCTTTGAATCCCTATGCGAATGGTCAAATCTTGCACCAAATATCCGTGGAATAGCGTGGTCAGATAACCCTTTTATTAGCAAACCGTTTTGGGTATAAGAACCACTTATCTTTTTATCAAATTCTCGATCTATATTGATAAAGTCTTGATAAGTTACGACAGGTTCTACCATTCCTTGTCTTCGCGCCTTTACATAGGCATTGACAATTCCTCCCGTATCTTTATTATACAACAGTTTCTTATACTCTTGCACATCTTTAGGAAATCCGTGTGGACCATATTCTTTATGCAACGCAGCTAACTCTTTTTTCAATACTTCATGGCTTCTAATCCTTGGATTACCAATTTGCTCACGATCATACTGCCGTGTCAAAAAGTCGTTATTCTTCACTAGATCACGTAATTTAGCTTGATACCCTCTAATGGCTTGATTGAACTTTCTCTCGCTTGCTACGTCATTTTGGCGTCTGGCAAGATCCAAGTCGTACTTTAGACGTCTGATATTGCGCTCATAGTACCGTTGTTTTTGCTGAATCTTTTGCTTTTCGATCGCTTCTTTAGGATCGTATTGCTTTTGGAAATTATGCGACACGCCTTTGATATACGGATATAATTTGTGTCCGCAATTTATTCCAAAGCATCCACTTGGTTTACCATAACCGTAATCATAAATGCTGGGATATTCAGGATCGCATCTGGGGCTTTCTCTTGGGACAATATTGACTATCTTTCCTTGAATAGGGGCACAAGCTGGCCTTGATGCCGGATGACTAGACATAGTCGCTAGTACGCTATCAAAATCTTTCATGCTTTGAATGCGCAGATCATTATAAGTTCTAGCTGCAGTAGTACGGATTACAGTACGAGTATAACCTTCTAAGCTCCAATTGTGCCCTGCTTTGTCTACCAAATTAGTTTTGATGCCATTATCACGCCATTTATAGATATTGTCCTTTAAAGCTCTGTCAGGAGTTTTAAGACCTGTTTGGACTTCTAAGACCGTTTGGTTGATAATATCTTGATAAGCTCTCACAGCCCCGTTTTTTGAATAGTTAGTGGATAACAGCGATTGATTGACATTGTTATTGATATCTCTAAACGTTTGAGCAGCATAACTGCTGACAATGCTATTGACTTCTGGACTGATTGGCTTATTTTGTTTCAATGCATCAGATAGTTCGGCGTTGATGTCCTTTGCGACTTCTAGCCCATCATCTTTGATCAAATCATAGATATAGCTTTCGGACTTGCCAGAAGTGTTTGAAACTATTTTGATAGTGTCTTTGGTCAGTGCTCCAATCTTTGATAAAGCACGCAAGCGCCACTCTAGAATACTATCGGGATCATCCTGATTTATCAATTCAGGTCTCGTCGTCTTAAAACTGTCTATCAGCAAATAAAAGATCTTTTGCTGTAATTTAACGTAATAATCAGCTATCTTGTCCGCTTTCGCCAACATCTGTTCTATTTCCATCGTCAGCACCTCCGAACAAGCCTACTTCACCACTTGGTGCAGGCTCACTACTTGCTTTTTCTTCTTCAAGTTGTTGTACCCATTCATCAGCCGTGGCTTCATCTAAGCTGTAATTACGCATCAAAAATTGTTTAATCGGTAATGCGCTTGCTTGTAAAGCTTGTAGGTCGTTTTTAAGTTGTGCATCCTGATCGATAAATACACCATCGTTGAAGTCGATGTTAATATTGACCTTTTGCACATCACCAGTCCAACGAGCTTTCCCATCACTAAAGAGTTCGCCACATTGAGCAAGTTCTAAAATAGCATCAACTAGCTGTGCAATCGTTTTTTCGACCATAGTCAAATAACTTGATCTAGTCTGATACGTCATTGAGTTGTTTGAAACTACTTCTGTTGCAGTTTGTATACCGCTAGCACTTTGAGTAAACGTTCCTTGCGAAAGTCCGATCTCATTTTCAAACTCGTGCAAGAAAAATTCCATTGTGCTTGAATACTGCTCCACACGAATCGCAACAGACATATCATGAAAGCCGATATCACTATCGTCACCGTACATAGCTTGGTAAACTGTCTCATCTGGATCAAACATTGGTGGATGGGTTTCAGTATCTCTACGCCTTGAATTAGCATTTGGACGTTTTAGCCACGACTTAGGAACTACCATGCGTCTTTTGCCAGATCTAACGTCCCAAATAAATTCATCGTGCGTGCGGTTGATTGCGTCTACCGTTGATTTAGCGTTATCAATCAAACCTAACCCCAGCGGACTTTCTAACATCTTGTTGTTAGCTCCGGGAGTCTTGAAGAAAGCAAATAAAGGTTTAACTAACCCTGTTAAAGTTGCTGTTTCTTGCGTATCAGCATATTCTTCAATTGAGCTTAACGGGACTTGCACCCCAACACTATCAGCGCTATCCGAACGGTAAAGCTCATTGGTGATCACATAGTTGCCATCTTGCCATTCGTGAAACTCAAGTAACGTGTAATAGACATTTTTGTCATTTTCTACGACAGTAGTTTTACTTGCGATCGCAGCTTCTTTAACCTCATTTGTGTTTACATGCAATGGATAAAATTGGTCAGCAGTGATCCAAGCAAGTTTTATCTTGTCATTTTGTACATAAGGTCTGATAGCTCCACTACCTAAAGCAATCCATTTCTCTAGGTATTCTTCAAAAGTCAGGTAGAATTCATTATCTAAAAAGACGCGTTCAAGCAATTCACTTGCTTTCTCATCATCCCCGATTTCTACTTTGCATCTCTCGTTGAAGATAATCGATGCCAACCTTCTTGCAGCTAACTTGGTTACATTGACAGACTCATATTTGCGCATGCGTTTGTCTCCGTAACTATTAATAAATTCGATAGGTCTAAAGTCATCAGAATAGTACTTTTTAGCTACGTTTATTCTCGTATATTCGCCTGGATCCATTGCAATCCGTCTATCATCAGTGACTAATGTCAAACTTTTTATCATGCCCAGACTTGCACCGCCTTTCCTGAACCAATTCTTTAACGTTGAAAGCACACTCACGTCATCGCCTCCTTTACCACTTCAAGCCAAAGTCGCGTTCGTTATCTAAGCAAAGATACATAAACTGATCGCAAGTATGATCTTTTTCCTTAATTACCTTAGGATCATCGCCGTTTAATGTTTTTTCATCCCAACGATAGTCACGATGTTCAGACAAAAATACCTGATTGTCGTCAATATCAAGTACAAAAATACGACCTTGTGCAAGAATGTCCTGCACCCGGTCGATCATCTCAACTTTTTTCTTTTTAGCCACTTTATGCCAATGGATGCCAAACATTGAATAGTACTGGTTATCTAATGCTCCGTCTGCGCTATCTGCCGTCAGATTAACCGGATCCATATCGTATTTATCGCATGTTCTTTCAACAAACGCATGCACATCTTGTGCCAATTCCGTTGGCGGTTTTTTATTAACTTTTCCTGCTGGGCTGTAATAATAAGTATCCAACACATATAGATTTCCGTTTACCGATAGTCCATAAGCGCCACAGGTAGTTGCAGATACATCATGACCAATATCCATCGAAAAATAAAGATCGCTTAAATAATCATTATCAGGTATCTCATCCACTCGGTTAAACAACTCGAAGTTATAAACATTAGTGCCTAATCCTACAACTTCTCCAAGATATAGCCAACGATAATAATCTGGATCATTAACCTTGTACTTCTCAATCAATTTAAGTTGTTCGTCATTTGTGAATCCCCACTCATCATCTAGATAAGTTGACGTGTCTACAAAGTAATCTTCATCACGTTCACATTTTTTGACCCACTCATTAATCCAGTCATATGGATTCTTAGGCGGATTGTAAGAGAAGAAAACCTTAACTTGATTCGTAAATACTGGTTTCTGACGTATGAACGTCGGTATCGATTGATCAAATACTGTCTGCCCTTTGAAATTTGCAGCTTCTTCAAACCAAACAGCAACCACGTTCCCGACCACGTTCGACTTTAGTTTCATCGGATCATCTGCGCCATAGAAATAAAACGTGCTTCCAGTACGCCTATGCACGATCCTAAGTGGACTAGTATAGAATTTATACTCATCGTAAAGACTAAGCATATCCAATGCCCACTTAATTTGACTATAGACTGAATCTCTCAAATAGCTGGCATTCTCTCGCACACAAATTACAGATACATTTTTTCCTAATTGAGTCCAATGCTTAACCATGGCTACCAACTTTAAACTGATCACTGACGATTTAAATGATCCGCGTCCCCCTTTAGCAACAACATATGGCTTTGAAGTGCGCCAAAGACGATAGAAATGAGGATTAATCAGTTTAGACATCTTAATTGTTTGCCCCATCTGCTTCGCCTCCAATATCATCTATCAGTGTTGTTTTATCTTCTGCAGTATTATCACCAAGCAACTCTTTAGCTTTCCATTCAGCAATATCGGCTTCCGCCTTAATCTTGCGCAACTGTTCGGCAAGGGCGGGATCGTTTCCTGCTAACGGGTATCGTTTCATAATCTCCTTGGCAACGGTAATCCGCTCTTTTAGCTGCGGTTTGCGTTCGACAACTTCAGCACCGTCAAGACCGGCTACAACCACCTCTTCCGTTTCATCCCCACGCAACACCCTCGCATAGAATTCCATTACCTCGCGTGCAGTGGCTATCTTCTTAGATTCAATTTCGGACATTTTGGCATCAATGTAGTGTTTTATTCCTACATTTTCCAACAATTTAGATGATTGTGCCTTTGCATAGTTATCAGAATAGCCTGCCTTTATTGCAGCCTGATAGGCATTACCATCTTTTAAATACTCGTCTGCAAAAACTCTTTGTTTAGCAGTTAGACATCTGCTCACATAACACCACCACACCTTCTTTCTGATATTAAAAAAGACAAGGTTACCCTTGCCCTATCCGTAACTATTCAACACTACTATGTTAGCACCTCATGCGTCTAGTATGTGTCCAGTATTTGTCTCGCAATCGTCTAATTTTTATACACGTGCAGATCCGGACAACCCTGCTGCAATTCCAAACAGTCGGCGAACTCGTTGTATGCCTTGTCTCGCAGCTTATAGTACGTTGCGCGTTCACAGTACATAGTCTCAATTATTTGCCAGTTCTCCATGCCTGCAACATATCGTTCTTTGAGGATGTGGGATGACGTCTGGGAACAATGCGCAAGCGCTCGTGATACCCCATCGATGATTGCTCTGGCAGCAACGTACTTGACCACCTTCTCCTCGCTGTGATTGCCCCCGCCTCGATTAACCGGCATGTCGGAAATAACCGGTGATGCCAGGCTTGCTGGACTGGAATTTGCCAAACGCAAAATGCAGGGCAATTTATTTTCCAAGAAATTCTTAACATTGTTGGCAGTTGCTTTATAGTCGATGTTATCGATCTCCAACAGTAAATCTTCCACTACGCCACTCCCTTTGCTATAATGCTATAATATATTAGTTGATTGTTTAGAGAGTGGCTCCCCTGTGGAGTCATTTTTGTTTTAAACGCGGATTTTCAAAGCATTTTCAAGATATATGCTTCCTACGCCCTAGATTCCATTCCTTAATCCAGTATTTGACTCGACCGACGGTCATTCCTAATTCCGCACCTATGGCGGCATCGGTGGCTCCGTGATTAATCAAGGATTTCATCTCAGCTTTCTTCTGCTCAACTAACTTGCGATAGGGATCTGATTTGATGAGATTGTACATGCCATGCGCAAACCAGTATCTTTCTGACAAACCATACTTCCTGACGATCTTGCTTGCCGCTTCGGGAGTGGAGCCGATTGCCTCTCCAATCTCGGCATAAGTCATTCCCTTATCAACCATTTTCTCGATTTTCTCGCGTGGCGGACGTGCACGGCGCAAGTCTGCACCAGTTTTATTCGCATGTATATCGTCCTTTTTCTTCCTGACCTTCCGAACCATTTCAACAGCCTTGCAAAGATCCGGATCATTAATTGCATTCAAGTTGTCAAATGCACTCCAGCCATATCTTTCCACAATCATCGTAACCGCTTTTCCAAACTTCAATCCCATCGTCTCACCTCACAAGCCAGTTGCATATCAGAAACATCAGCATGCACCATGCAAAGAATGCTGCAGAAACAATGCATCCTAATTTATTCATCTCTTTCATCGGAATTTTCCTTCCCCTTTTGCTCTTTTAACTTCTTTTAACTTTTGTCTGATTTTTTCATCATGTTCTTCGGCTTTTTTGTCCCATAAATATTCAAGCATTCCTAAATTGGTCATTACGTCTTGGCCAGATATTCTTGCTAGTCCTATTGCTGTTTTATAACTCCAACTTAAATGCTGATCTTTATCATCTTTATACTCTTTAAAAATACGTCTATAGTCTTCGGCAAACATCACCAAATTGTGTTTCAGTTGTCTGAGTAATTCTTCCTCATTCATTTTGTTTCATCTCCCATAATTTCATTTTCCTTTCTCCAGTTCTTTATCCATGCTCAAAACCATGTCGTGAAAATAGTCGCGTTCGTCAAGCAAGATTTCGTAGTTGTTCTGAGCACATTCGATTAACTCGATCAAATCCGCTTTCGTCATACGTTGTAGCGTGCTTTTTTCGTAAATCGTGTTTCCACCATAACATGCGTTAAAATGTCCGTCTTTGAATTCTGCTTTCATTTTCGTTTCTTCCTTTCTTTTACCAGTTCTTTCGTAATGTGCAAAATTGCGTAAATTATCGAAATAATGCTAAATTGAATCCATTCTTCTCGTGTCATATTTTCCACACTCCTTTGCATCTTCTTCCCTCCTTCCGATGCGCCGGCGGAGGACTCGAACCTCCTCATATGGACCGTTTCCGGCACGCTTGAGCCTGATTATCCGTACGTTACAACTAATTTCTTAAAGGAGTTATGCCTAGCAACGGCTAGCCAACCAATTATCGACTCAAGAACAATCAGTCGGCTATGCACGCGTTACGCTTTGAGCGCTGGCCATGATGCCCGCGTGCTATCTATGACCCGATTTGCGCTACACTTCAGGTTTTCAATTGTGAGTATCCAAACCCGTCAATGCTTGCGTTCTCAAAGTCAAATGTGAGACTAATATCTTTTTTTCGCCCCGGAGCATATAGGGACGATGGACCCTGCAGGGCTCGAACCTGCGACCGGACGGTTATGAGCCGTCTGCTCTGCCGACTGAGCTAAGGGTCCGTGCCCATGGCAAATACAGTGTTTGGTTTGCCATGGTGTGATTATCTGATAATGTCCTGCCAGTCATAATCGATGTTGACCATCGGCACTGGCCTGACTTTTTTCGTGGTGCCCAGAATGGCGACATTGAAGTAGTTCTTACGCATGACAACGACCTCAACAGGAATTCCGTACTTTCTCGCAAACAGCGAAAACTTTATTTTAGACTTCTGGTCTATGGCGTACTCTGTATAACCATTCTTGACGTCATACACGTGTTTGATTGAGCCGTTCTTGTCATACACCACAAAGTCGCTCTTATAAACCGTCTGACGAAGCTTGACTAATTCCAAGGGGAATGTCTCAAGCAACGTAAATCGTTCCTGTGTGGTAAACTGGTAGCCGCTCGGCTTAAGATAAAGCTGATAGAAGCTTGCTTCCTTCATCGAATCAAATTTAAGACCGTCGATGACAACTTTTTTTCCAAAGTGAGAAGCAGCATGCGTTCTTCTGTACATAATAATCTCCTATCCGTAAAGTTGATTCTTGAGAGCTTCGATATCCGACAAGGTTTCGCTCATGTTAATGCCTGCGTTTTGCTTGTTCGCCAAGTCATCGAAGTTCTCCATCGTTTTCTGATTTTCTGATTTAGCGTGCTTTGATTTAGCGGTTCTGTTGTTTTTGTGCTCTGCCTCCAGCGTTTCCGCATCAGCAAGTGTGCGTGCTTTTCCTTCCCATTGCCGAAGTACCCCACAGACGAACTTCCAATTTCTAACGTTTTTCGCAAGCGCAATCTGCATAGCCTTGATGATGATTCCACTAGGCTCTTCAGACTGGCTGCTCCACTCGTCGTACGTATGTCTCAGCTCTTCCGCCATGTAGCTGTTAAGCAGGCCGAAGTTGGTCTTATAAAAGTCGATTACTTTGGCGAAGCCGCCGCAGTCGGTTGCCTGTTTCTGCTGATCCTCTATGTTAACTACATTTGGTTCAACGGCTGCGTCTTCGTTTAAGTTAGTATTGTTTAAGTTAGTATTGTTTTGGTTAGTACTTGTTAGTGTTCGATTATCCAATGTAGGATAATCCAATGTAGGTTTATCCAACTTTGGAAAATCGAACATAGGCTGTTCAGACAAAATCCACTTGCTTTCACGAAGAATTCCTTTATCATCCCTATTTCGATATCGTTTAAGATATCCGTGCTCTTCTAACTCCTTTAGCCCCGCTCTAAGCGAAGCTCTCCCGTCAGTAGAATGCTTCAGAACCTCAACTTCGTAGAAATCCCATGAATCACTTTGGGACCACAAATAAGCAAACAAACCTTTTGCCTTCCAACTCAGTTGGGTGTTATTAAGCACGCCGTTATTGATGATTGTGAATCCGCTACGCTTCATCTTCTCCACTCTCATGACTATCTCTCCTTCCTTTCCGATTCGGGCATCCCACCCGTCCGGTGTCATACGGCCACTGCCCAAACTTCCTTACTCAACTTCAATATCCGCAGCACTTGTGAACGCCGTGATTTGCTTCGTCGCCCTGCAGTACTCGCAATGACCGCACCGCTCCGGTTCAGCTCTGCCGGCAATCAGGTCAGCAATATGATCCTGATGTTCCTTGACGTCTTCCAAAGCCTCCTTAAGATACTCCTGATCTTGTTCGGAATTGAAACTGAAAGCGTCATGATCGCATGGTGTCTGCTTTGACACCGCGAAGATGAACGGCTGGCACTCAACGCCAAACGTCTGCTTGATGAGCTCGGTGTATACCGCCATCTGAAGGTAATATCCGTATGCCTTGATGAACGGCACCTTGCGACGCTCATCCTTGTCCCAGAACCCCTTGTGAATGTCTGCCGTGGTCTTGATGTCGCAGAAGTACTGCTTGTCAAGATTGAGACTGTCAATTTTACCCTTCCACTGATGGCCGAAGATATCTCCAGTCACAATCACTTCCTTCTCGCCGACACTGTACAGGTTATTGAACACCTGATCAGCACCCAGGCATTCAATCATGTTGTCGCCGACCTTGTACGGAGCACGAAGCGCACCGCTCTTGGTCATCATTGCGTCCTTGTTTTTCTCGATAAATGCAGAGTGACTGGCCTCGCTCTCAAAGTAGCTGTGCACGTAGTTCCCTACAAGAAGAGCGGTAGGATCCATGACGGGCATGTATTCTCCGTTCAGTTTCGCCAGGGCAAAGGCCTCGCATTTTCGGAAGTCCTTGTAGAGCGACGTACTCATGTAGTCAAAGCTTGTCGCGTTATCGTAGTAGTTTTCCGCTGTAAGTTCCATTTTTCATTCTCCTTTTGAGTATTCTTCTGCCGGATTGAACAAATCTACCGGGCGCGGTTCGCGTTGGAATTCTTCCGTTTCCTGTTGCTGAACGTGTTCCGGATCAATCGCCTCTGCAATCAGGGCGTCAGCCTTGTTCTTGGCCTTGCTGTTTTCGGTCGCCTGAACCTGCTTCTTTGTCTGCTGCATCTGCATTTGTCCGTCGTCATCTTCCGTGTAGAGCGCTCCGAGAGTTTCCGGGAACGCTTCACGCAAGGCATTCACGATGGCCGTCTTTCGGATCATCGTTGCCGGCATGGTCTTCCAGGTTGACTGACCTTTGGAAAATTCACTAAGCGAAATCTCCACCCTGACGGGAATATCCCTGTCTTTGCGGTACACCTCACACCAGCCGCCGACAAGCTGATCAAAGTCAGGTACTGTAAAGGCACCGTTGCGGAACTCAACCCCGTTGTTATTCACAACAATTACGCCCGCCTTAAAACCGTTGTACTGAGGATGAGACTCAGCACGTTTCATGAAGGCCTCTTTCGACGTGATAAGCTGTGCGGGCTTATCTCCGAATTTGACAATAAAGGCCTCATTCAGGAACGGATTAAGATGCTGAAACTTACACAGGTTAAGGAACATCGCAATTTCCTGTCCGGTAACTTCTTTTGAATTGCCGCGGACAAGATAGTCCCTCACGATGCTTGGAGAAAGTGTCACGTCATCGCCGTTTGCCTTGAATGTAATGCTTCTTTGTGTTTGTTGCTTCTGTAATTGATTCATTTCCATTTTTATTTCCTCCTAAAGTGTGCTATACTTAGCACGTTCTAATTTTGTGCCGCCCTTATATCGGGCGGTTTTTTTAGTCTACGTCGATTTTGTCAAATTCAGTCAGCATTTTTAGCAGAGCGGCATGAGGTTTCCACCACTTGCTGTCCTTCAAAATGAGTTGGTCGAACGCCCACAGAACGCTGTGGGCTTTTTTAGCATTGCGGACAAAATCTCTAACAATTTCTTCCGGATCTTGTTCTTCCATAAAATCACCCCCTTACGATGGCGTCTTTTTCTTCGTCCAGTCTTTCAAGGCTCTCCATCAGCTTTGCCCTGTTCCATGCCGTATCAAGTGACTGCTCAAGCGACCAGTCGTCTGCGGGCACGATATCGCCCACGGTATACTGCTTGAGGATTCTGTTCCTCGTCTGTTTGATTCCTACCAATGCATTCATTTCTTGTTTCTCCTTTTCCTTATAGTTTCAATTTCTTCGATTTTCTTAAGCACCTTTTCAAGCATTTCGTCTCCGTACGTTTTTTTTGTGATGTCTATCAACTTTTTGGCATCCTCACCGCGAGCTTGCGTTTCTAGAATACAAAACGCTGCAATGTAAGCTAGCAGCTCTTTTTCTGCATCGGGATCATTGACATATGAAGTTACAGCGGCAACGAGCCATGCACTATTTTCTGTTTCCCATTTCGTGTTACTAGCCATGGCAAGCAACAAACCCATGGTACTGGCAGGCACCATGACGGCCTTTTCTTTTCCTATTTCCACGCTTTTCATCTCCTTATCTTGGTAACTTGGCCCGCCAGTCAATTCTATTTCTATTTGTTTCCATCCATTCCTTTGCCGGCTTGGCAAAGATTATGTTCTGTGAACCTCTGCCTTGACTGGGAATCAGCCAGCCATCAGTCCCGGTAATCTCGTCGCTGAATTCCGAGAAGATATAGAGCGCTACCCACTCTTTGGATTTATTCCCGCAGCACTTTTTGCGGAATTCATCGAGCGACCATGTAATGCCTGACAAATCTTGATTAAGCAGATCATCGATTCTGCTATTGATCAAGTTTTCGACATATTCTTGGTCAACCGTTATTTTTATTGGCGACATACTAAATCCTCCTATTCGCAAATTTTTTCTTCCCAGTCAATTTTCGGGAAGAATTCCTTATACCACTTCTTAGCCCCGGTAGACAGGATTACAGTTCCTGTTCTCCCGCCACTTCCCTCCTTTAAGGTGCACCAGCTTTTGATTTCGCTGATGTTGGGCTTGAGGAGGCATTCTTTAATCCATGTGACATTCTTTGGGATATCCAACTCCCGTTTGAAATCAGCGACGGACCACGTTTTGACCTCTTCAGCCTGCCGCTTCAGGTCTTCATAATCGACCCGATTGACCAAAACCATGTCCTTTGGAATAGTTATGGTCACTTCAGCTTTCAGATTCTGCATGCCAAATCCTCCCCTACGACAAACTTGTTCACGAAGTACTGCTGGCCCTTGCCAGTAACCTTCGTGGTCTTGGTAATCGTTACATGGCCATCGCTATGAGTAATGGCGTTCTCCTTGATCTTGAACAGTCCCAGTTCCATCGCCCGCTGAGTCGGCATGTTATAGCTGGTACCTTTTTTGCTGATGAGATAACCGTTATCTCTCAGCCATCTGAACATTCTGTTCTGCCCCATTGATACTCCATTCTGATGCAAAATCTTGGCCAGCTCGCCAACAAGAATCGGTGTGTCGCTCGTTGAGACTGCATCAGCAAACAGCGCCTTAGGCTTCATCTGCTCAATTTGAATATCCTTCCGCTTGAGTTGTTCAGCGGCTTGTTGAAGCAAATCAGCAAGCGAACCTTTATCTGTGACAATTGCCGCCGCTTTCGCATCCGTCATGTATGCGCCGTGTTTGCGGATTGTCGGCAAAACTTCGCTCGTTACCCAGTGCTTAAACTCTTTAGCTTTTGGTAATTTGCTTGACAAGATCAAGCTATAAAGACCCGACTCATTGATAATTGTGGTTTGTTGTGTTCCTCCAAGGGTGTCGCATTTTGCTACCCCCTTATCATCAGAATCAACATGCTTACTCAATGCATCCCGCGGATTGCTGTATCCCAAAATTTCCGCCACGTCCTTGCCTACAAAATACGGTTCGTTGTCACGCAAGAGCGTTCTCACTGCGTCCCCGTTAAAATAAAACTCTTGAATTTCGTTCATGTCTTTTCCTCCATTCGATTTTCGCATGATTGTAAGCAAAAAAATTACTTGTAAAGGTCTTGGATTTCGACTTCTAGGGTTTGAGCCAAAATAGGCAACTCAACCGCTTGAAATTTATACTCCCCATTCTCACGACGAGAATACTTCTCTGGCGTTCGCAACTTCAAGCTTTTTGCCATTTCAGACTGACTCAACTTGAGTTCTCTGCGCCGTTCTCTGATGAACGAGAGATTGATTTCGGGCATTTTACCACCTCCTTTTTAAATGCGTTTTTCGCATTTCTATTACGGTTATTATATTATCATGCGAATTTCGCATTGTAAACCCTCCTTTTTGATATTTTTTTGCTTTTTTTGCATTTTTTATTTCGAAAATCGCTTTCAATGCTACAATAGCAATATAAATATATGCGCAAATCGCACATCAAGAAAGGAGACTGCATTATGACTAGTGCTGAAGAAAGATTAAGGAACAACATTGTGAACTTGCGGGAAAGCAGAAACTGGTCTCAAAAAGAGTTGGCCACTCGCCTAGGTATAGATAGCTCATATATCAGCAAGATTGAGTCAGGAAACAGAAAGGTTAGCACATCAGAGTTAGACAAAATCTCCTCCCTCTTCAACGTCACGACCGACTACCTGCTGGGCCGTCCCAACAAGCAGGAAACTAAAAAAGATGATGTCGAACTGTCCGATGATGACGTAATTATGACATGGCGAGGGAAGCCGTTGTCTGATGAAGACAGAGAGCTAATTAGACGGATCATGAACGGGAAATAGTGAAGTGTTGAGGTGATTAAATTTTGGATACAAATGAAGTACACACATTGATTAACGCACTGAAAAGTATTGTTGATGAGAATAATGGTATTATCACTATTCCTGATTATGGGACATACGGAATTCTGAATTTAAAAGGCACGAATTATAACTTTTACTTTGACTTAAACAGGCAGGGACACCGATCACCTAAGTGTACGTTTCAGCTCAGGGAGACAAAGCACAAATCTGATGTTTTGCTAAGAGTGGATTTATTCGGCCGCCCTCATATAAATCCTATTGGCAACTATAAATATTCAGGTCAAGAAATTCCTTGCCCTCATATCCATTTAGCTGATTATAAAGATTTCGGAATTTCTGTTGCAATACCATTGTCAGACCCTTTAGCAAGTATTAAACTTGGGAAAAGTGGAACGGATGATCTCGTCGATTGCTTAAAAAAAGTTTTACACAGAATAAATGCTGCTAATTATAAATATTTTAGATATAACGAAAATAAAAACTTAGAAATTTAAAAAAGAAAAGGAGGTAACCAAGCATGGAATCAGAAATATTAACAATACAAAAACTAAAAGATGAATACTTCAAGTGGGCTACAGAAAAAATCCAATTCTCCGAACTAGATGGCTGCATTGAAATTAGCACTCCGTTTGTTGATATGTATAATGACCGGATAACAATTTACATTGTAAAAATCAAAAATGGGTATTGCCTGACAGACGATGGTTACACCCTTGACGAGTTAAGCATGCTTGGCATTAAGTTTTCAGGTAAGTATTCTAAAAGGAGAAAAACTTTCGATAGAATCTTAAGAAACTTCGGCGTTAAGCAATCAGACAACGAATTAACAATAGATATTTCTTCCTTGGAACAATATCCAGGCGCACAATTAAGACTCGTTCAATGCATAATCAAAGTGTGTGATCTTCTTCAAACATCAAGAGAAAAAGTTGCCGATTTATTTTATGATGATGTAGCAAACTTTTTCCTGGATAACGGAGTGCAATTCAGTTCCGATGCTAATTTTATTGGGAAAACTGGAAATCCAAACAGTTTTAACTTCTTAGTGGGAAAAAGTAAAAAGAAAAAAGAACAGGCCATTCAAATGGTAAACAACCCCTCTACCACAGCATACACTTCTCCGCTTCTTAGTATTATTGATGTTCGTGAATTAAGGCCGGATACAGAATTCTACGTCTTGGCTAATAACGAAACAAACACTATATCGGATAAGTTTTTAGCGGCATTTTCGAACTACAATATCGTTGTTCTTCTTTGGTCGGAAAAGATGGAATGGTTGTCTAAATTTCAAGTAGTTGCTTAGGTAAAGATGCGATCAAAAGAAATATATCCCCTGGGCCTACTTAAGTTTAAAACGAAACGAGATGGTACTGTGAATGAATTGACTCAATGGCTACTTAATTTTGCATTCAGCCATGGAATAGGATATACGCTGACTGGAGAGCTGCCACCTGATGTTCCTTCATGCGCAATTCCCGCCAGACAGGCAATAATTATCAATACCAACTACGAAAAAAAGGAACACATCCCTTTCATCATTGCACATGAAATAGGTCATGTTCTCAATGGTGATTCTGGCACGTGCTACTACTCAACATATGCTGCCAGGAGCAAGTATGAAGCAGCAGCCAACAGGTTTGCAATCGGCTTGATCAGACGCTATGCAGAATCCAAAGGCGACAGCTCTTGCAGCTACATAAAGTTTGCCGAGACTTGGTGCATCCCTTCTGACCTATACGAGAACGTCAAAGAAGAATTCAAAGATGTCTATTGAACAAATGGACGCTTTTGAAATTGAACAACTGAATAGAGATGTTGAGAAACTGACTAAAAATAAAGAAAGCTGAGCAAATCAACTCTAAAACAAACAATATTGAGGTGATTGATGAAAAAGAATTTATTCAGTTTATCTCAAAATAATGATTAGGTTAATAGTAACCTTGTAGCTGACTAGCATACTTCGATACTACCGTTGAGTTTACAGAGTTTGCTAAAGCAGAAGAATATAGACGTAGCTTGGAATTAGCTACTGAAGTGTAAATACAATCTAAAAGTAGATAAAAATAATTACCTACCGATTGAAAATAAACTATAAGACCAAGGGAGAAAGGATATTAAGTTATAAATGGTTTCCGACTTAAACAAAAATAAAACATTTATCAAAAGTATGCACATTAACCAATTTAGAGCGCTAGAAAACCTAACTATTGATATTGGTGAAAAACTAACGCTAATTGGTGGAATTAATGGTGTTGGAAAAAGTTCAATATTAGGTATGCTAGCACAAATTTGTAGCTTTAAAGTCTATAAAGAACTCGAAGAAACAGAAGAAAATGAAAAAGCTCCAAATTTATATAGGACTATTTATGGTAATAGTTTTGAAAGTGACTTCGGTAATCATTTCAGAATTTCTGAGAAATTTGATACTCCTGATAAAGAATACAAAGTTGAATTTGATATAAATGATGCTTTGGAGGAACTAGTATATAAGGCAACTTTGCAATCAACATCACGAAATCGTAATTTACGTCTTGTTTTACGACGCACTGAGTCCATCAACAGTAATACTTCACGAAACGTTACTTTTCCTGTAATTTACCTAGATTTAAGAAGACTTACTCCTTTTGCAAGTCGCAAATTACAATATGTAGAGGTTTTAAACGACAAAGAAAAAGAAAGTTTCAAAGAAATTTCAAATAAAATTTTTACTCCAATATATACTACTGATAATCCTGATACACTTATAACTTCTAACAAAGATAACATTAGTTCAACTGTTCTATCTAATGGTAATTATGATATTGTTGGAGCTTCAACTGGTGAAGATAATCTTGGACAAATAATATCTGCGCTACTGTCGTTTGTTAGATTAAAAAGGGAGTACAATAATTATAAAGGTGGCCTTTTACTTATTGATGAATTAGACGCTAGTCTTTTTCCAAAGGCACAGATTGGATTATTAGAGGTTCTAAGAAAATTTTCGTCTAAATACAACATCCAAGTTGTTTTTACTACTCATTCAGCTACAATTATTTCAAAGATGCTGTATTTCAAAGAACAGTCTAGACTTAATAAAGCAAACAATAATGATATTGGAATTAATTTTTTAAATAATCCAACAGGAAAAATAGAAAACTATGGTCACTTTTCGTTCAAAGAAATGGTTGCATCTCTAAATGTTGAACCACTAAAAAAAGCTAGTAACTTTAAAATTAATTGCTATTGTGAAGATGAGGAAGCCTATACTTTCCTAGATAATATAATTACTAAGGAGCAAAAAAAGAAACTTAACCTTATGAAAAGAATTACTTTAGGCGGAGATCAATTATTATCTTTGTCTAAAGCAAAAGTTCCTGAATTTTCCTCTCTTTCGTTAATAATACTGGATGGTGATAAAGAAAATAAAGCCAAGAATACTAAAAATATTCTCTGCTTACCTTCGAAAACTCCACCTGATCAATTAATGTTTTACCTACTAGATAATGAGCAGCCCGATAGTCCGTACTGGAAAATAGATACTAGTAATTGGAATAAACAAATATTTAGTAATATGGGAGTCACCCAAAATATTTGTTCTAATTTTAAATATTCTCCTGACAAACACTCTTATTTACCTGTACAAAATAATACAGGAGCTACTCGAGAGTACTTCAAAATTTGGTTTAAAGAAAATAAAAAAATTCTAAAAGTCGCAAAAACTAACCCTATAAACAAAATTTGGAAACCAAACAATAAAGAAATTGTTGCTAAATTTCAGGAAGAGTTAAACAAAAAAATAGATAATCTGTATTCAAAAAATAATTTTTTATCATAGACGTATATTATTCACTATTCTTAAAAGTTTATAGTCAGCACTCAAAAAGTAGTGTAGTATCTAAAGTGAGGTGATGAATATGCCAGTAACGAAGTCCCCATTGCGTTATCCAGGAGGGAAAACACAGTTAGCAAGTTACGTAAAGCACTTATTGGATATTAATAATACACATAAAACATATATCGAGCCCTTTGCTGGTGGCTTTGGTGTAGCACTTGAATTACTGTTTGATGGTTCCGTTGAAGAAGTAGTTCTTAACGATTATGATTCTTCAATTTTTGCTATTTGGAATTCAATTCTCAATAATTATGATGATTTTAAGAACTTGCTTATTAATACTCCCCTAACCATCAACGAATGGCATAGGCAACAACAAATACATTTAAAATTTAAAAATAATCCCACCTCTGTAGAAAACGGCTTTGCAACCTTCTATCTAAACAGAACTAACCGAAGCGGCATTATTAAGGCCGGTCCTATTGGTGGTTTAAATCAAGCAGGCAAATATAAATTAGACTGTCGTTTTAATAAAGACAGTTTACTTAAAAAAATTGAAAACATTCATAATTTCAAAGAAAAAATCCATATTTATAATTTAGATGCCAATGAGTTTATTGCTAATAATTTGAAACAGTATGACCATCATAGTACATTTATCTTTTATGATCCCCCATACTTTAAACAAGGTCAAAATTTGTATCTGTCTTTTGTAGACCGAAATGACCATTCAATATTAGCTAATAACATTCTAAAGTTCAGTAATAATTACAAATGGATAACAACCTATGATTTAGAGGAGGATATAAGGCATTTATATTCACCTTATGTTAAAGCTTATAAGTATAGTCTAAATTACTCGGCCGGAAAAAAACGTAAATCAGAAGAGTATCTTTTTGCCAATAATAATACATTAGTCGATTCATTTGATAAGGTTAACCTCTTGCAAATCTAGTATTAAACCCGTCGATTTTGACGGGTTTAATAATACGCCTAAAAGAACATACGTTTTATAAAAGGAGTGATTATCATGGCTGCAATTTCTAAATCATCAAATGGAAAATGGAGAGTACGGATTTCATGGTATGATTCCACTGGAACAAGACGATTCAAATCTAAAGCTGGATTTTCCACGAAAGCCGAAGCTAGCCGATGGGCCAGATCCATGGAGATAAAAAAAGACGATTCGACAATCACCGATAAATCTGTCTCGTTCGCACAGTATTTTGACGAATGGTTCCGAACATACAAAGAAAACAAAATATCTTACATCACGGCCGGTAAATATAGGGTAATTCAATCTAAGCTCTCCAAGTTTTATGGTTCTAGGAAAATTGATGAAATTACACGCAGAGATTACCAAAGGTTTATCAATGAGTACGGAGCTTGCCACGCTCCTGAATCCGTCAAGAAGACCAACTCCATCATCAGATCGTGTGTCAAGTCCGCTATTCTTGACGACCTGATCACTAAGGATTTTACACAGAACGTTGAACTGGTCTGGAATTCTGACAGAGAACACAAAGTCGATTATCTTAATGTTAATGAAATAAACAAGTTGGCTGCATACCTTGAAAGTAAGCTAGATCCAAGATATACCAGCTACTATATGATTTATACAGCTATCATGACCGGAATGAGGTTACAGGAAATAGCAGCGCTGACATGGGACGACATCAATTTCAACTGGAAGACGATTGACATCAATAAGGCTTGGGACTTTGTGTTGAAGAAGTATATCCCAACCAAGACTGAATCATCAACCAGAATCATCAGGGTTAACAGCAAGCTGCTTGATATCATCGCTCAGCTAAAATCCAATCACTCCGGAATGGTATTCTGTAATGCTTCTGGAACTATACCTACATCGGCAGGGTGCAACAAAACGCTTCGGAAGTCTTTGCGGCAGTTAGGCATAAATAAGCCAAGCTATCACTTCCATGCTCTTAGACATAGCCACGTTGCCCTGCTCTTATACAAAGGTGTGGATATATACGCCATCAGCAAGAGACTAGGCCATTCTGATTTGACAACCACTACTCGCAGATATGCATACTTGATTGATGAACTGAGACAAAAAGCGGATGACGACATCGAAAATATCCTGAATAATGTTGGGATCGAGACAAGCCATCGGATAGCAGAATAGCATCAAATTTTGAACCTTGGTGACATTTTGGTGACATTTCTCCTTATAAACGTTGATATATCAACATATATCAAGCCTGTAAGTGGCTTTCTTATAACATTTTATAATGATTTATGATTTTAAAACACCGTTAAATCGGTGTTTTATTTTTTTATGATTATCTATGATTGTTTAAAGTGTTGTCTTGTTGTCCGTAACCTCGGGGATGGATTTTTCTTAAGAATTTTTATGCAACATTATGAATACAAGACTCTGTCAAAATGCAGAGCATTTATTTTTTGCACCAGAGCACATTTTTCCATAGCCTCTAATTGTTCTTCTAACAATTCATCCTTACAACTTAGCTTAAATTCTAACTTATCTGCTTTAGCTAATACAATCATTCGACGTAACTTACTAATTCTAGTTGTTAATTCTAAATATTCTTGTTTCATTCTTGATTTGTAATCATTCATTTTAATTCTCCTTATAAAAAAGGCGGCTATTGCTAGTCGTCTATAATTCTAAGCAATGGCGTATAATAAAAATAGCATCCACATTATTTATGTGAATGCTATATTTAATACATTGCATTTGTTACTAACGGTAATACTTCTTTTAAAGGCATATCATCTATTTTCATATCTAGGACTTCATTCATTGTCATAAATGACGGGACATCCGGCTTAAGACTGCAAAAAATCATCCATTTATCCGACTTTGCGTCAGGCTCAATAAAATAGTTTATTCCTTTGTAGTCAAATGAAACTTCCATATCCATATTCATTGCTTCTCTTAAGTCAATAATTGTCATATTCTCGCCACCTTTTCACAAGTTCTAATTCTTCATCAGTTAACGGAACGTTTGGATCCTTACTTCTCTTGTATTTTACACCATTTTCACTTTTTATTATATTCCATTCATGCTTATGGGGAACTACTTTATGATGCTTTGGATTACCATGATTGGTTAAATCAAAATCAACAAGTACGTGTCCTTCGTTATTATATAAACGGTACTGTACTACCTTGTCTTCAACGTATCTCGCCGATACAGAATTGGGCCGAGCTTTTACTGGAATCATTTCGTCGGCTGATATTTGACTGGCGTTACGTTTAGATACTTAGCGGTATAACTAAGCTTTTTCTCATCCACCCAGTAAGCACCCAGAACACATCTGCAGTTAGGGTGAGCTGGCAGACTAGGAACTTCATCTACACGGTAAACACCGACTCCATAACCACTGTCATTCTCAGCGATTTCTTTGCAAATATTACAAGCACTAGGCTCTGCGTGCCATTTACAGAACTTATAGCCATTATCTCTAAAAAACTTGAGTTGTCGTTCAACAAAAAATACATACTGAAACGTTGCTAAACAAGCGTTTCACAACCTTGATAAAATACGAAAACAGTTTATAATACATATTGCAGGTAGAGATACGCTGTATACTCGTGGAAATCGAATTAACGTTTAAGCGGTATGTGCTACCGTCGAACCACGAGCCGCCTTTTCAGGGCGTTTTTTTATTATATTAAATGGAGCAAGTCGCTAAACCGTGCTATAATATATACAGCATTAGTGAATATACTATATTCAACAATTAGGCTGATAGTCTAGCAGGAGCGCTCTTGTTCTGGTGTATTGCCGTACACCACTAGCCAAGCGCATTAAAGTACACCCTCAAGGATATCACCTCTAAATTAAACTTGTGCATTGGTGGTCGCCAGTGCACTTTTTTATTGTTGCGCCGTTCGCAACAATATCTCAAGCATAGACAAAGAAAATTTCAAAATAATTTATCAACCGTAATTTTTACTAGCTACAAAAGCAGTTTGATGTTATAATGAAGATGTAAAAAAAGTCTTGCCGATGGTTCGACAAGACCTGTGCAAGTCACTTCACAGTGACGACCTTGAATCATTTTTGTTTAGTCGTCCCTGAACTTCGACCTGTTGGGGCGACTATTTTTTTCTGTCGTCAATGTACGTCAATAACGACAGCACGAAAACGCATAGCGATATGACGGCTGAAAAGATGGATATTAATCTGTCCACCGACCGCTTGTCCTTTCTCAAATTTTTAGCAATCATAGCAATCACCTCTTTCTGTCAAAAAGCACTGTTGTCACCCTGAAGCTCGTTGCTAATATATTATGCATCAAAATCATATTTTTGACAAAAAAAGCATGCCCGATAATGAGCGTGCTTTTATTATTTTAGTAGCTTCTGAGCCATCCTTGCAAGTCTGCGTTTCCGCCGCTTACGTGGTAATCGCTGTCGGAAATCGTCGGCTGAACGCTGATTTCGCCACCAGTGTTGAAACCTCTCGTCTTGGAAAGGTAACGTCTTCCGTAAAATATTGGTATCTGAATTTCTCCGTTTTCGTAACAATATTTAAGATAAGACAAAATTTTATAAGCTGCTGAAAAGTAATCGTTATTAGCCGTTAGTATCCTCCTTCTCAGAAGTTTGTAATTCTACTGGTAAATCTTCTTCTTTGAATTCTCTGCCAAACAGTCCGCTGAAAAATTCCTTTGCATTTTTCTTATACTCTTCTGAATGCTTAAGCGGTTTAAGGTTCATTACAGTTTCAAAATCAGCGTCGTGCCATCTTCTATCAGAATACGGTTTCTTATTCATTTTCTACCACCTCTATAATCGGAACTGATTTATTATTTGAACGTTCCTCTAAGGAGTATTTTACGACCTCAGATAATGATTTTCTGGCAAATAAAACTTCCTTTTCTTCGGTTTCATCATACTTTCCTAATACAGCCCCCCTATTGCATTTTTTTGATTTCGTATCATCTTTTTAAAGTTCCTTACACAATCTCTGTACTCACGAAACAAAATAAGTCTCAATAGACTTTTTAATCAATTTGGATCTCCAATTCTCTAAAATTGAGTGATTAAGAAGTCTCTTCAAACTTACTACACCAGAAAACGATAAGACTATTCACCACCGTTTCATGATAAAATTGTCAAATTCATTTTTTACAAAAAAACAGACTTAGTTGTTACTTTATTTCTTTAATATTACACAATTATTAAAAATGGAATTTTAAGATGAAAAAACACTGACAAAACACTTGAAAAGAATTATATTATATTCGTGACATTCAAGTCACGACAGGAATATTTATAAGGGGGCATTATCATGACTCAAAACAAAGATGAAGCAACGAAAGAATTGCTTCGACGATTTAAGGAGTACCATTGCGAGGACTCATTGGCAGAGCTGTTTGCAAAATACAAGCCGTTGGTTATTAGGGCGATCACTTCGTTTCATTTCAGAACTTTGGATCGGGACGATTTGCTTCAAGAGGCTTATATTATCTGTTGCTCTACGGCTCTCAGCTACAATCAGACAACGACGAAAGCAACTTACGGCTGCTATTTCAAGGCTAGCTTGTATAATCGGCTGACGACGTTGAAGCGTGAAGAAACGGCTAATAAACGCATGGGAAACGTGCTGGCAGTTCCGCTCGATTCAATCTGCGGCGATGACGATTCATTTATCTCTGAAAATACTTTCAGCGAACTTGAAGCCAAAATTGCGCTTGAGCAGGTAATGGCCAAAACGCCCAGGCAAATTAACGTCTTTGGAAAGTAG